CATTTTTCTTAAAGATCAGAAAAGTTGAAAGGGATCCTGAGACTGAAAGAATAACAAGAAGATATCCTTGGTATAATGCTGGTGATACATTTTTAAAATTAAAAACTAAAGCTGGTGGATATAGATTAGAATTGAATATAAAAGGAACTGAAGCTAGACATGGATCTATAGGTACAAAAGGATACCAATCTATAATATGGGAAACTGATAGAACTGGAGTTGAAAAATTAAAGAAAGTACAGAGTGAATATTCAAATCTTACTTTTGGAAGAAATTCAACAGATCAATTTTTATCATTTGATATTACATCTAGACAGACTCCAGCTTTAATGGATCTAGTTAATAGTTATATGGGAGATGTATATAACTATGTTAATGATGATAGTCAGGTATTTGAAATGCAAAGTAAACCTGATTGGATGCAGAGTAAAGTTATTGCTTCTGAATTAGGATATGTTGTTAAGTCAACTGGTAGAAAAGAAACTATAAATTCTATAGTTGAAAATCTTTATAGGATTGCTGCTAGTAGTGGTATGGTATATGGAACTACTTCTGAGATTAAAAAAATACTCAAAGAAAATGATCCAAAGTTATCTGGAGTTGGTGAACGTGAAATAGTTATGAATTCTTCTATACATGCAAAGGTATATTAAATGTCAAAAAACACTCACTTAGAACATTTAGAAGATGACATCCTTAATAATGGAAGTGCTGGTGGAAAGGCATCTATTGCTTTTCTAAGATCTCTTGGTAAGATGCTTTCACAGGGAGATTCTTCTAGTATGAAAGTAACTACTAAATGGGATGGAGCTCCTGCTGTTATATGTGGTATAGATCCCGATAGTGGTATGTTCTTTGTTGGCAATAAATCTGTATTTGCAAAGACAGCTCCAAAAGTATGTTATACTGATGAGATTATTGATGGTTTATATCCTACTAGTGGATTAAATTATGTATTAAAAGAATGTTTAAGATATTTTTCACAACTAGGAATAGAAGGAGTTATACAAGGAGATCTTTTATTTACTGAGAATACTAAAAAAGTAACAACAGTAAATGGTAAACAATCTGTAGTGTTTCAACCAAATACTATTACGTATGCTATTCCATTAGATACAGATCTTGGCAAACGTGTTAATGCATCTAAGATTGGTATTGTATTTCATACTCATTATACAGGATCATCTCTACCAGAAATGTCTGCTGGATTTGGTGTAGATGTTTCTCCATATCAAGGCAATTCTGAAATTGCAGTATTCTCTTCAGACTTTGTTGATGCAAGTGGTAGTGCGAATTTTACTACATCAGAATTACAAAAGTTTAAATCTTCTGTTAATCAGGCAGAAGGATCATTGAGACAAGCATCTAAGTTCCTAGATGCAATGAAAGGAACAGATAGATTTGCTTTTAATACTGTATTCAAACAGTTCTTTAATACTTATATTAGAGGTGGTAGATCTATTCCATCTACAAATAAAGTTGTATCTGATTTTGCAATGTATTATACAACACTACTTGATAAAGAGATTAATGCTAAGAAGAGTGCTGCTGGTAAAAAGAAGTGGGAAGATGTTAAAACTAATGGACTTAAATTTATTGCTGCAAATCAAAGATCAATTTATATGACTGTTGCATCTTATAAGAATTTAACTGCGGCAAAACTTATGATAGTTCGTAAGTTAGAAAGAGTAAAAACTATTGGTACATTCTTGAAGGATGGAAATGGATATAAAGTTACTGCTCCAGAAGGATTTGTTGCTATAAAATCTGGTCAAGCTACTAAGTTAGTTGATAGACTTGAGTTTTCTGTTGCTAATTTTACAACTGATAAGAACTGGGATACTAAATAAGTATGTGGTCTTGCACATTGTTTTAATTTAATGAAATCTTTTAACAATTTCTTTGTTGAAGCGAGAACTAAGGCAGGTTTAGAAGCCCAGAAGAAAGGACTTGTTCATACGGGCAAGGGATATTATGCAGACGGTAGTGGCAACATTGTTGCTAAAGCTGAAGGTGGTGAGAGATTAGTTCGTCTATCCAAAGCAGAACAGGATAAACTTCAAGTGGGACAACCACTTAATGTTGGCCCACAGTCTGCTCAGGATGCACAGAACTTAAAAGACTTTGCTGATAAAGTAAAGAAAGCTCAGAAGGAGCGTGAGAAACTACAACCTGACCAATCAACTCAACAAACACAAAATAAAAAAGATTCTGGTAAGGAATCTGCACCTCAACGTAATGAGGGAGGCGGTTCCGTTGTGATTACATTTGGTAGATTTAATCCTCCACATGTAGGTCATCAAAAACTTATGGATAAAGTTTCTGGTGAAGCATATAAAGATGGATCTGATTATATGATCTATCCTAGTCAGACACAAGATTCTAAAAAGAATCCATTAGATTTTAAATCTAAGAGTGGTATGATAAAGACAATGTTTCCTCAACATTCTAACAATATCGCTGATGAAGATGGTGGTAAAAATATCTTTGATGTTTTGAAAGGTCTTCATGCTAAGGGATATGACAATGTAAAAATTGTTGTTGGTGATGATAGAGTTAAAGAGTTTGATAATATTACCAGTAAATATAATGGCAAGGCATATAACTTTGGTAATCTAAATGTTGTTAGTGCAGGTGCTAGAGACTCCGATTCAGAAGGTGTTGAAGGTATGTCTGCATCTAAGATGAGAAAGGCTGCTTTGGAGAATGATTTCGATTCATTCAAGAAAGGTATGCCTAAGGATACTAAACCAGATACTCTAAAGAATATCTATAAACAAGTTCGCAAATCTATGAAGTTAGAAAATGCGATATGGGAAGTTGCACCTAAACTTGACTTTGATAATCTCCGTGAGGAATATTATCAAGAGAACATCTTCAATGTTGGTGAGATTGTAGAGAGCCTAACTACTGGTATAATCGGAGAGATTATTGTCAGAGGTTCTAATTATGTCATCATCCTAGATGAAGAAGGTAGAACTTTTAGAACTTGGTTAGATAATATATCTTTAGTAGAAGTCGTTAAAGATGCTAGTGTAAGTAGACCAGATCAATCTAATTTCTCAGCCGATGATGGTAGTGGAAATAGTTGGAAGGTTGGAACTGATGAATACACAAATGCACTATTACAGATGACTCCTGGCCAATCTACCAAAAAGAAAACCCCACTAAATAGTACTAAAAAGACTGAAAACGATGGACATAAATAACGTATCGACATTCATTACTCTAGATCCCTCTAAACTTTTTAACGCAGAAGGTTTATATAATAGGGCTATGGTGATGTATGATGGAGATGAGGAGCTCGTTGAATCGTTCTTAAAAGAACATCTCGCTAGTGATTCACTTGCATATGCAATGCATCTACTAGAAGAAACTAGTTCAACTTCATATATGGGAGTTGCGATTCATTATAATGGTACGTCTTTTAGTGCTCCAACTGCTGGAGTTTATGGTGTAAAGTCAAGACCAGAGATTAAAGCAAGGATTAAAGCAAAAGTTTTAAAGAGAAATGATCAACAGAATAAGGCAGCATCTGTTAAGAAAGAAGAAGTAGAAATAGTTGATGAAGGAAAAGGAAAGAAAGAACCTCGTTGGCAGGATGATGACTGTGATGGTAAGTGGTACGAGAAAAGTGATGTAGATGGTAAGACTAGTAAGCGAGAAAAGAAGGCAAAGGCAAAGCAGTATTCAGAGAAGTATGATAACACCAAGTCTCCTGATTATGCAAAGAAGAAAAAAGCTCTTGCTAAAAAGCATGGTGGAGAAGACAAGATAAAAGGTCATCCTCAGTATGAAGAAAAGGAGAAGGGACGGCATCCAAGAGACCAAAAAGAATTAGATAAAGCACAAGCATATATTAAGAAGAATCCAAACTTCGGTAAGAAAGAAGAAGTGGAAGTAATTACTACTCCAGAAGGAGGTTGTACTACTAGAAAGGATCAGTTAGTTAATATTGGTGAAGAAGGTTATGATCGTATGAGAGATGACCGTCTTGTTAAGTATGGTATAGGACATGATGGTTCTGATAGGAAACCAAGTCAGTCTACACCAAAGTCAAAAGTAAAAGGAAAGACTGTTCTTCAAAGAGAAACAGAGAAGAAGTATGGTAAGGGTAAATCCGCACTTGATATTGTTAAAGCAAAGATTACTGCTAAGCATGGTAAGGGTGCTATAATGTCTAAGGAATCAGTCGAAGAAGCAGCTTCTCCTGCTAAGGAAGATAGTAAAGTTAAGAGACAGAATATGTTAAAGAGACAAGTTTTAATGAAGAAACTTCAAGCAGTTAGAGCTGGTGGTGGAGCAGATGTTGTTGCATCATATCAGCCAGAAGGTGAATTAGTTACTGATGAGTATACAGTAACCAATGCAGATAAGAAAGGTAATACTAAAGCTTGGCAGAATTACAAATCAAATAAGAAAAATGTGAAGACTGGTAAGCCTCTATATAAAGCAGCGGATCATGTTAAAGAAGACAGTGATCTAGACACTAAGTTTTCTGAGGTAGTATCTGAGAATAGTTCTTTAGAACCTCAAGCAAAAGCAATTGATGTTGCTGATAAGAACACTAGTGTTAAAGGTAAGAAAAAAGGAAACGTTCTTATCAACCCTGAAGTAAAAACCAACGTGGATGAATCTATGGAAAATAAAAAAGACAATCTGCAAGAAGTAGATTTGAATACTCGTAGTGTTGACTACGGTCAAGAAATTAAGAACGCAGAACCAATCAAAAAGAAAAAGCCTCTTAAAGACTTTAAGAAACTTGCTGGTGCTGCTGCAAAGAATAAGAAGTTGGGATGAATCTAACAGAGGTTGCTCCACCATCCGCCAAACATGAGCGGATGATTAAGCATATCAAAAAAGGATATGCTAAAGATGGTAAATTGACTAAACGTGAGAAGTCAATTGCCTATGCAACTGCGTGGAAACATTATAAGAAAGAAAATTTAGATCTGGAGATACCATCAACACCAGAGGCATTTAGTGCTGGTCTGATGTTTAGAGAAAGTCTTGGTAAAGATAGTGGAATGCTTTTTGTATTCAAAGAAGCAGGTGAGAAATCATTTCATATGACAAATACTACTATTCCTTTAGATATTGCTTTTATTAATGAGGATGGTATTATAGAAAGTATTAAAGAACTTAAACCATTAGATGAGACACATATTTTTTCTGATGCAAGAGTTCTCTATGCAATAGAAGTAAACCGTGGATGGTTTACTGAGAACAATGTAAGAGTTGGTGATAAAGTTCTTGAATCATTAAAGGATGAACTTCTTGGTAATGCTAGAAAGAAACATGCTGATGCAGAGAAAAAGAAGTTTAAAGATTTTAGAGCACAAGCAAAAGCAGTTAAAGAGAAAGGAATTAAATTTTACGACAAGAAAGGAAGTGGTAGAATTGTAAACGGTAAGAAGGTGTATAAATGAGTTTACCAGAAATACCATATGATCCTTGGTTTGATCAACCCCACCCCCATGATAGTATGCCAATAGCAACAGATAAAACTCCAGTTGAAAGATTACATGATGATATAAGAGAAGATAACTATGCTTCTAGACATGAATCAACACCAGAGTTTGAGAAGACTGCTGAGGAAGTAGTGACAATGCATGAGAAGATGTATAGGATGGCACGTGCCAAGTATAATCCATTTTCTATTGGTGGATCAGAAAGTATTTTAGATAAAAAGTAACTATATAATACAGTTACTTAGATAATTATGACTCTCCCAAAGGAAGTCGTTCTTGAAGCACTCAAGTGTTGCAGGGATGTTTATCCTCATAAGGAAGATTATCTCGTTAGTAGAAAGATAGATGGACATACCATTTTAGCTGTAGAAGGAACCAATGAAACTACAGATTGGGTAACAAATCTTAAATTTCTTATTAAAAGAGATGATTGCCATAGAGGTTTTAAAAATAATGCGAATAGGACACTAGCACAACTAGTTGTTGCCTATGAAGGTTTAAATCCAGAAAGAAAATTAGTTATTGCAGGTCATTCCCTTGGTGGTGCAACAGCGACATTGATCGCTGATTTGTTGTGGGAATCTGGCAATAAAAATGTTGCACTCGTTACTGCTGGTTCACCAAGGCCAGGTGGTCGTAGATTGAAAAGGAGGATTAAGGATCTTGAACACTTACGTTTTGTACACGGTGATGATATTGTTCCAACGACTCCTCCATGGCTTGCTGGATACGTTCATACTCATCCAGTTATTAAACTTAAGGATGCAAACGACACAAGATTTGATGGGGTCGCAGACCATAATATGGGATCTTATTACGACGCAGCAGTGAAGTATTATTCATGACCTTATTATTTTTGTTAATAAAACCTCTCCTCCTAATGTTAGTGAGGAAGGTTTTTAAAAAACAGATGAAAGAGTTTGCTGTTCAAATGATGGAAGAGTATGTCAAGTCTACTGATAATGACATAGATGATCAATTAGTGGCAAGAATCAGGAAGGCAATGAGACTAGGAGCTGTATAAATAAAATATAGGTATACCCCGATATCCACGGAGAAATAGGAAATGGCTGTTTTTGGAACAATAGATGGTAAGGCGTTTGGCAATACTGTAGCAGTTACACAAAATGACGCTACCGTAACTAAAAACGCTAATGACGCCATCAACGTTGGAGACATATTAGAATTAATAAATGTCCCTTACATCGTTAAGCAAGTTAATAGTACAACAAGTATTGAATTACATAAACCTTATGTAGCTGCGACTAATAATAGTCTTGGTGCTTCAAGTGCTGTTCGCCGTACTGCTCCTAAAGCAGTCGCTGAATACGTAATTAAGGGCGGAGATAGTAATGCATACGATTTAGTATTTGCAGATGCTACAGAACAATCACTCGCAGTTAATAGAAAGAGAGGAATTACAAGTCCTGGCTGGTGGTTGTATCGCAGTTTTACAGACGTAGAAGGTACTACTCGTCATAAAGCAGAATGTCTAGCATTCGTTAATATGGCTGCAAGTGCTGCTGTTGGTGATGATGCTGATGATGCAATACTAGGAGACTTTAACTCAGTTATTACTATCAGTTCACAACCTGCTAGTGCAACAACATATACTCCTTCTGGTGCAATTGGTACATTCTCACACAATGGTGCTGCTAATGGATCAAGAACTGCTGGAACTTACACAATAACTAACCTTGCTGGTTCAGGATCTGGTTCAGGTGCTGACTTCACAGTTGTTGTTGCTGCAAACGGAACTCCAACAGTTACTCTAGTATCTGGTGGTACTGGATATGCTACTAACGAAACACTTACAATTGCTGATTCAGCATTAGGTGGTGGAGGCGGTGCTGCTGTTACTGTTACTGTAACTGCTGCTGCAACTGCTGCACATACATTCAGTGTAACTGCTGCTTCATCAGGTCAGGCTGCTGACGTTGATAATAAAGGAAATGCTGGTGCAACAGCTGGTAGAACTGCTGGTACATATGTAATCACAGGTACAGGTGGTGTTGGATCAGGTATTCAGGTACAGGTTGTAGTTGCTGCTAACGGATCTGCAAGCCTATCACTTGTTAATGGTGGTGGTGGATACAATGACAACAATAACATTACACTAAGTAGAGTTGGTACATACGGTGGTGCTTCAGACATTACTTGTAAGGTTGACGGTATCAATAATGGAACACTTACATATCAGTGGCAGAAACGTACTTCTTCTTCTGGAAGATTCGCTAATGTCAGTGGTGCAACCAATAATACACTTGCTCTTACCAGTCAGGTTGCTGCAAACAACGGTAATCAGTTCCGTGTTAAAGTGAACAATGGTGTTGGTGCAACAGAAGCTGTTTCTGATACTGCTACACTTACAGTCGTAGACAATACATGATAATTAACTAAAGGATTCTTTGTTATGAAATTTGATGAGTTGAATGATGACAACTTCCTTTTATTTGCTATAAAGTACTATGATAATCCTCAGTGTTCTACCAAGGACGATTTCTATGAGGATTTGAAAAGATTTAAGTATATTAAAAGGTTGTTGAAAAAATATATAAAGACGGGTGAATTAAAAACACACCTATTATTAAATCATATTATTATAATATATAATATATTTGGTGATGCTGGTACTCCTTTACTATTCTATAAATTAGATAAGGAGTCTTGGTCTTCTTTGAAAGCTATTTTATTATTCTTAAATAGAATTCAAGAAGATGAATTACCTGATATAACATTGGATGAGTATTGTTTAGCGGAGTTACATAAGATCTAATGAACAAGGAAGAACAATATGCTATGTGGGAAAATGGTATTCCCGCCAATAACGCTTCTGGTGGGTCTATTGCTGGACTTCCCCCTGATGAACCTCCTATGTTCAAAAAGAAAAAGAAGTTAGACGGTAGATATAGAGATGTTAAGAAGTTTGTAACTAAGTTATTAAAGAGAAGACAGAAGAGAGAAGATAGATTAAGAAGAAAGACTACATTAGAAGAAGAGTTATTTACTTTACAGGAAAGTGGTGGTAAAGTAATAGACCAACTTAAAAAGATATCAGCTGCTGGTGGTACAGGTACAGTAGTGTTTGATGATGGAAGTAAACAACCAGTAAACCCTGCTGAAGCAGGTAAGATGGTTACCCTGTATCAGGATTTAAATGCTAGTAATCGTGTTAAGATGATTAGATCTATTAATACATCCACACAGGGTTATGAGAAAGTAAAAGCATTTGCTCAGTCTAGAACGTAAAATGGCCAGAGTAAATGATTCTATATTAGATAGACTGGAGAGAGTAATCGAAACTCTCCAAGAAAACAATCAAAAAATGGGACAGATGCTTGCTGTCCATGATGAGAAATTAGACAAACAGGATAGAATAGATGCAGTACTATTTGAGAAAGTGGAATCGCTTCACCGAGAAGTCAATCGTTCGACTAAAGAGATTAAGGATGGATGTGAGAGAGATATTCGCAAGGTAGATGAAAGACTCAGGATCATGGAAAAGAAAATGTGGAGCATATTTGGTGCTCTTGCTGTTATTTCTTTCGTCGTGTCTCCAGTCGGACAGAGAATAATCCGTCCAGTGTTGACACCATCAGCACCATCTGTTATACTACAGACATAATTTGATGGACTTTAATGTCTTATGTTGATCTTAAATACATTGGCATTGTATCTCCAAGGTTAGAAAAATTTGCAAAGAAGAAAGATTATCTTTATAACTTTCGATGTCCCTATTGTGGCGATTCTAAAAGAAACAAGAATCGTGCAAGAGGGTTTTTCTTTCTAAAGAAGGCAGACATGATGTTTAAGTGCCATAATTGTGGTGTTGGTAGAAGTCTGGCTAATTTTTTAAAGGATATGGATGTAACTATTCATGATGAATATGTTATGGAAAGGTTTAAAAATGGTACAACAGGTAAGGGTACAAACACAGCAAATCCAAAGTTTAATTTTGATAAACCAGAGTTTTCAAAGGATGAACACTTATCAAAACTGAAGAAGATTTCGGAACTAAATAAATTACATCCATCAGTAGAATATCTTGCTAGTAGGAGCATACCAGAGAAATATTATTCAGTCCTGTACTACGCCGAAGATTTCAATAAGTGGGCAAACACAGAAAATACCTATAAAGAAGATAGGATTGTTATACCATTGTTAACTCCAGACGGTAAACTGTTTGGATATCAAGGTAGAGCACTCAATAAACTATCTAAGCTTCGTTACATAACGACAATATTAAATGATTCTTATCCCAAAGTCTTTGGACTTGACCGAGTAAATGCTAATGAAACTATCTATGTTACTGAAGGGCCTTTCGATTCCTTCTTCTTGGAAAACTCGGTTGCTATGTGCGGCTCCGATGTTGATATTGGGTCGTTTGGTTGGAGCGATTATATTTACGTTTATGATAACGAACCTCGCAACAGAGAAATCGTTAACCGAATCTCCAAGTCCATCGACAGAGGAGATAAGGTAGTCATCTGGCCACCTAATGTTCCTGAAAAGGATATTAATGATATGGTAATGGCTGGACGAAACGTGAATGATATGGTACAATCTAATCATTATTCTGGTTTAGAAGCAAACATTAAATTTAACCACTGGAAGAAAGTATGAGCAACGGCACCAAAGTTAAAAAACGTAATGGTAATCTTGAAGGTTTGAATCTGGAAAAGGTTCACAAGATGACTGAAGAAGCATGTGAAGGACTCGCAGGGGTCTCTGCTTCTCAAGTAGAAATCAATTCTGGTTTACAATTCTATGATGGAATTACAACTGGAGAGATACAAGAGATATTAGTTAAATCAGCTAGTGATCTTATTAGTTTGGATAATCCTAACTATCAATTTGTTGCTGCTAGACTTTTATTGTTTGGTTTATATAAACAAGTATATGGCAACCATTGGAAACATGGTTTTATTACTGTTAGAGACCAAGTTGAACGAGGTGTATCAAAAGGAATATATGATGGTAACATTTTGTCATCTTATAACGATGAAGAATGGAGTAAGATCAATGGGTTTATAGATCATGATCGTGATATGATCTTTACATATGCTGGTCTTAGACAAGTAGTTGATAAATATCTTGTACAAGATAGAAGTACTGGTAATATCTACGAAACACCCCAGTACATGTACATGCTGATTGCTGCTACACTATTTAAAAATTATCCTACAGAAACGAGGTTAGATTATGTCAGACGATACTACAACGCCATCTCCAAACACAGACTCAACATCCCAACCCCCATCATGGCAGGGGTCAGAACACCCCTTCGTCAATTTGCATCTTGTGTTCTGGTTGATATTGATGACACCCTCGATAGTATCTTTAGCAGTGACATGGCTATTGGCAAATATGTCGCACAAAGGGCTGGTATTGGCATTAACGCAGGCAGAATCAGGGGCATCAACAGTAAAATCAGGGGTGGAGAAGTTCAACACACAGGTGTTGTTCCCTTCCTTAAAAAATT